AGGGCGTAGAGGTTGTTTATGTAAAGATGAAACCTATTCAGTAAAGTGCTGTAAGGGTAATATAATAAATCAAGGAATCGGTAAAATATAAGTTATGAGAAAAAAAGCAATGAATTATGTATCACAAGTTACAGAACTATCTACAGAAAAGGTGGAGTTAGCAAGAAAACCTGCATCTATCTTAAAAGATTCAAAAGCAATAGATAAACGTTTGATGAAAAGTTCTGCTACAGTAGATAGAGTTTATTTAGAATATGTTAAAGCAAGACAAAATTTTATGCAAGATTTAGACAGCTATAGTTCAGATATAGATAGATTAATTAATGATAGTGCAGAAGTTTCAAAAGCTCTTATTGATTTAGGTTTACGTCCTAATGATGTGCCTGAAGTTTTAGAAGCTAACAAAAGTAACGCTAAGCTAAGTCAAATTATAGATGACTATAAAAAACTTTACCCTAAAATATAAAAATGCAAATATAAATTTTAACACGTTATAGTAATATGAAATCAACAGAAATCTTAAACAAAATCAAAACTTTCTTAGGAGAGGATCAAATAGAGGAAACTCAAGTTGAAGAAACTCAATTAGAAGAACAAGTAGAAGAATCTACTGAGGAAGTCAAGTTAGCACAAGCTACACTTGAAAATGGTACAATTTTAGAAGCTGAGGCTTTTGAAGCAGGAAACGAAATCTTTATTGTTACTGAAGATGAAAGAGTAGCAGTACCTGTAGGCGAATATCTTATGGAAGATGGTCAAATGCTCGTAGTAAGCGAGGAGGGAATCATCGGAGAAATTAAGTCAGCAGAAGAAGAAGTAGAAGCTGAAGAAGAATCTTATGTATCAAAAGAAGAATTTAACTCTGCCATTGATGAGATCAAAGGTATGATAAACGAGCTAAAGGAAGTCAAAGAAGAAATGGCTGAAGCAGAGGAGCAAGTAAAACAAGAACTTAGCGAAACTCCTGCTGTAGAGCCTATCTCACACAATCCTGAAGCTAAACAAGAATTTAAAGTAAGATTCGGTCAAAACAGAAAAGAAACTGCTTTAGATAGAGTAATGAAAAAATTAACCAATAATTAAAATTAAATAAAATGCCAAATCCAACAATTACAGGTAGTAGTTATGCAGGAGAATTTGCAGGTAAATATATTGCTGCATCTTTATTAACAGCAAAAACTTTAGATGATGCTGCTATTACTATTCTACCTAACATTAAGTACAAAGCTGCTATGAAAGTAGGAGCATTTTCAAATTTAGTAAGAAGTGCTGACTGTGATTTCGATTCAACGACTTCAGGTCTTACACTTACTGAAAAAGTATTAACACCAACTGAATTACAGGTTAACCTACAGATTTGTAAGAAAGAATTACACGCTGATTGGGAAGCTGCTCAAATGGGCTTTAGTGCGTTTGACAACTTACCTCCACTATTTTCTGACTTCGTTATCGCAAGAGTAGCAGCAGAGGTTGCAAGTGCAACTGAAACTTCTATTTGGAGTGGTGCTGCAGCAGAGGGTAACTTTGATGGCTTTGTTACTTTAGCAGGAGCTGATTCTACAGTAGTAGATGTATCTGCTGCAACTGTAACTTCTGCAAACGTAGTTGCTCAATTAGGAGCTATTGTAGATGCTATTCCATCAGCAGTTTACGGAGCAGATGACCTAATCATCTATGTATCTTCAAACATCTATAGAGCTTACATTAGAGCGTTAGGTGGTTTCGGTGCATCAGGTTTAGGAGCAGCAGGTTACGAAAACAAAGGTAACAACCAATCGTTAGATAACTTATTCTTTGATGGTGTAAGAATCTATCAATCATCAGGTTTTGCTGATAACAGAGCAATTGCTGCAAGGTCAAGCAATCTTTTCTTCGGCACGGGACTTTTAAACGATCGTCAGGAGGTCAAGGTAATTGATATGTCAGATATCGATGGATCACAGAACGTAAGAGTAGTAATGAGATATACAGCAGGATGCCAAATCGGTGTAGGTGCTGACGTAGTTCTTTACTCTTAATAAATTAACATATAAAGGGGTAGTTAACCCTACCCTTTTTTAATAATTAATAACTATGGCTTGTACATTAACAACAGGTAGAAAAGTCCCTTGTAAATCGGCAGTAGGTGGTTTAAAGACCGTTTACTTTGCAGATTACGGAACTCTTGGTGCTGCTACGATTGTAGGAGGAGAAGTTACTGCTTTAGCAGGAAGTCCTGCTTTATTTCAGTTTGATATAAAAGGTAACTCCTCTTTAGAAACAGCAGTAAACAGCTCAAGAGAGAATGGAACTACATTCTACGAATCAACATTAAACATTACACTTACGTTTCTTGAAAAAGCAACACAGGAAGAACTAAAATTAATCGCACACGCAAGACCACACGTTTTTGTAGAAGATTATAATGGTAATTACTTTGTTATGGGATTAGAACACGGAGCAGAGGTTACAGGTGGATCGATTGTAAGTGGAGCTGCTATGGGAGACCTAAGTGGATTTACTTTAACACTTGTAGCACAAGAAACTGCACCACCTTACTTTATTACAGGTACTGTAGTAACAGGAGATGCAAGTGCAACACAAATAACACCTAACTAAAATTAATTTCTTATATTTATATAAGTTTTCATAAATTAGTTTTGTTTTAAAGGGGAGTTTTCGGACTCCCTTTTTTTATACACAAAATCTAAAGTTTGTACGTTATATAAGTATGATACACTTAACGACATCTGCATCAGCTCAGACATTCAAAGTAATACCAAGAAGTTATGCTTCAAGTGTCAGTATGATTTTAAGAGACGATTCAACAAACACCTCAACAACATACACGGTAAGCACAACAACAGACAAGAATTACTTAGTAGTATCAAAAGCATTAAGTCCTGTACTTGTAGAGGGTAGATTCTACGACCTTACTTTAAAAGAGGGAAGTAATGTAATATATAAGGATAAAGTTTTCTGTACAGATCAAACAATTTCAAGTTATTCAGTTAATAATGCAGAATATACTGTACCAACAGGAAACGATGTCTACGATAATGATTATATTGTAATATGAAAAATAAATCAGATTTAAGCATTGTAAATTTAAGCACTTATACTTCTCCACAAGTAAAAGAAGTAAGAGGCAAAGACTTCATAGAATATGGAGAAGATAACAACTACTTTCAATACCTAATAGACAGATACAACGGAAGTCCTACTAATAACGCTATTATAAATGGTGTTAGCGAGATGATCTACGGAAAAGGCTTAGATGCTACCAATTCAAATAAAAAGCCTAATGAGTACGCTCAAATGAAGTCTTTATTTAACAAGGATTGTACAAGAAAATTATGCTATGACCTAAAATTAATGGGACAATGTGCGATACAAATCATCTATTCTAAAAACAGAAGCAAGATTGTACAGTTAGAACACATACCAATAGAAACATTAAGAGCTGAGAAGTGTAATGAAAAAGGCGAAATAGAAGCATACTTTTATTTTAGTGATTGGTCAAAATACAAGCGAGGAAACGAATTAAAAAGAATACCTGCATTCGGAACTTCTAAAGAGGGATTAGAAATACTTTATATCAAGCCTTATAGAGCAGGTTTCAAGTATTATAGTCCTGTAGATTATCAAGGTGGTACACAATACGCTGAATTAGAGGAGGAGATATCCAACTTCCATTTAAACAACATACTAAACGGACTTGCACCAAGTATGTTAATTAACTTCAACAATGGAACTCCTGATCCTGAGCAAAGAGAAATGATAGAAAGACGTATCTACGAAAAGTTTAGTGGCTCAAGTAATGCGGGTAAATTTATTTTAGCATTTAACGACAATCCTGAAACAGCAGCAAGTATAGAGCCTGTTCAGTTAAGTGATGCACACCAACAATACGAGTTCCTAAGCAACGAAAGCTCTAAAAAGATTATGGTAGCACATAGGGTAGTAAGTCCTATGTTGTTTGGTATTAAAGATGATACAGGTCTTGGTAATAACGCTGACGAATTAAAGACAGCTTCTATCCTATTTGACAACTTAGTAATTAAAGGCTTTCAAGGACTTTTAATAGATGCCTTTGATCAAATACTTGCTTTTAACGATATCTCTTTGCATTTATACTTTAAAACGCTTCAGCCACTTGAATTTACAGACTTAGAGAATGTAGAGGACGAAGAAACAAGAGAAGAAGAAACAGGGGTTAAGCTAAGTAAAGAAGATGATTTTAGAGACAACGTAGCGCAAGATTTAATTGACTTAGGAGAAGATGAAGAAGAATTACTTAAAGACTTTGATTTAGTAGATGAATCAGAAGTAGACTATGAGTTCGATGATGAAATGGATGAGTTAATTGAACAAACTAATAATGAAATTAAATTAGCAAGAGTAGGTAAAGCAACACCATACAGAGAAAGCGAACAAGACGGAAAAACACCTGCAAGTAAATTATTAGGCTATACATTTTTAGTAAGATACTATTACAGTCCTAATAGAGTAAAAGCTACATCAAGAGAGTTTTGTAAAAAGATGGTAAGAGCTAAAAAGGTTTATCGTAAAGAAGATATAAGATCAATGGATAGAATAGCAGTTAATGCAGGTTTTGGTAAAGGTGGCTCAGACACATACTCTATATGGTTATATAAGGGCGGCGCAAGATGTCATCATTATTGGTCTCGTAGAACGTATCTTAGAAAAGATGGCAATAAGAGTTTAGGTAAAAAACTATATGATTCAGAGGCTAAAAGACGAGGTTTTATAGCACCTAAGAACGCTAAGAAAGTAGCAATCAAACCAAAAGATATGCCTTATAGTGGATATACAGCAGCATACGCTAAGAAAATAGGAATAAGTAGATAATTATGGCAACAGTATTATTCATATCAAGAACAGATTTAGTCAAGAACAGTATCATTGATGGTAATGTTGACACAGATAAATTTATACAGTTTATTAAGTTAGCGCAACAAATCGAAATAAGAAACTACTTAGGAACTAAACTATATGACAAAATAGGTGCAGACATAGCAGGATCAGGTCTTACAGGAAACTATCAAACATTAGTAAACGAATATGTACAGCCTATGTTAATATGGTTTGCACAAGCAGAGTATATTCCTTATGCAGCTTATCAAATAAAAAATGGTGGAGTATTTAAGCATACAAGCGAAAACTCAGAATCAGTATCTAAAAGTGAAGTAGACTTTTTAGTAAACAAAGCAAGAAACACAGCAGAGTATTACACACAAAGGTTTTTAGATTACATCAATAACAACAGTAATTTATTTCCTGAGTATAATCAGAATACAGGAGGAGACGTTTATCCTGATTCAGATGCTACATTTAACGGATGGGTATTGTGATATACAAACCAAAAGAAAAAAATATAATTAAATTAAAACAGTATTTAAATGGCAAATACGATAAATTGGGGAAAATCATACAGCGAGAGTTATTGGGGCAACGCAACCTCAACGATTGATTGGGCAGATGTTTATCAAATAGAATACCACACTTCTGATTTAAACAGGAGAGTGCAGATATACGAGAACAACACAATGACCATACAACTATTAGAAAACTTAGAAGATTAAGATATGAGTTTATTAAAGAAAGCATCAATAATAACCACACCTACAGCTTATGCTGAGGACTACTTATATTCTATAAAACCTGCACAATCATTAGGTCAAGAGCTTGTTACTAATGGTACATTTGATACTGATTCTAATTGGACTAAAGAGGGTGCTTGGACAATAAGCAACGGTGTTGCATCAGTAACATCATCAGGAAACGATAGATTATATCAATCTATAACTTTAGATGCAAACAAAAAATATTTATTAAGTATTAATGTTGTTTCTATTTCATCAGCTTCTGTTAGATTTAGATTTGGTGGTAATGGTAGCGCAAGTAATTTAGCAGAGATAAGTACAGTAGGGTTGCATACTTTTAGAACTAAACCTCTTTCAGGCTCTGCAACAGTTGGTATATTTGCTGTTTCAGGAACTACAGCGAGTATTGACAACGTAAGCGTAAAAGAAGTAACAGATGCCGACTTTGACTTTGACAGAAACTCAACAGGAACAAGAGTCAATGAAGATTATCTTATAGAAG